GCTCCGCCTGAACCAACAGTTACGCTGGTAATTAATTCCATATTTGCCATTAGTTATTCTCCCTTATCACAATGCGTAACGAATAATTACGATGCCTGAACCACCATTACCGCCAGTTGTATTACCGCCACCACCAGCGCCACCGCCTGTATTTACAGTTCCATTATTACCATTTGCAGTTCCAGCAGCAGAAACACCATTACCGCCACCACCTGCACCACCTGTACCGACAGTAACAAATGCAGAATTGTTACTAGAAGCACCGCCACCGCCAGCATAAGTTAAACCAGTAATTGAATTTGTTGTTCCTGCGCCACCATTACCAGCAGCACCAGGAACGCCATTATTGCCATCTGCTGATGCGCCACCGCCACCACCTGCTGGACTATTTGATGACCTACTGCCAGCACCACCATTCTTTCCTTGCGATGGGCTTGTAGATGGTGTGTTACCAGAACCACCAGATAATGCTGGAGTTCCTACACCGTTCCACATTCCTCCACCGCCACCAGAGCCACCTGATGCGCCATCAGCATTACTGCCTCCGCCAGCACCACCACCAGTAGCAGTAATAGTTGAAAATATAGAATCAGAACCATTAGTGCCAGTATTTGCCCCACCAGCACCTATTGTTACTGCATAATTTTGTGATAATAAAGATAATTGTGAGCCACCAATAGAGGTTCTGTATCCACCACCACCACCACCACCGCTAAATAAAGGTGTTCCACCACCACCAGCAACAACTAAATAATCTACTGATAATGCTTCATTTGGTGTAAAAATGCCTGATTGTAAAAATGTATGATAATAATAAGTACCATCATTTGTGACAATACCGCCAGTTGCTTTTGTTGAACCTGCGGCAATTCCGTAGATTGAAAAGGTTGAGCCTGAGGACAAAGTTCGACCACCAGCACCAAATACTGAAATTTCTATAGCATTAATAGCGGAAGTTGAACGCCACAAATTAGCACTTGTAATTACAATATCACCTGGATTATTACCACGCCCCATGATTGTTTTGAATGTAGTTGTATTTGAATAATTCATAATTTGGATAATTGAATTACTTTCATCATTACCTGAACGACCTACATCTATTTTAGTATCATTTGACGACCTAAAAGATATGGCTGAAGAGCCACTGCCGTATACTGCGGTGACAGAATAATTTGAACCTGTGTCATTGTTAAATCTTAATCCATAAGCATCATCTGTAACAGAAATTTGTCCAGTTATCACTAAAACCAAATCGGTATAGTTTTGTGGAATACCAGCAAATGTAACTGATGCTGATGTGCTACTTAATGTTTGTGTAGCAATAGGGGTATATGTACTCATTTATGCCTCCTATTTAATTCCATATAAAGCAAACTGGGTATTCTGTACAAAATTGTTACCACCTTCTATTGTTAATGTTATTGAATTAATTGCAGAGGTACTTTGCCACAGACCAGAAATGAATCTAATACTACCGCTTCCGTTAAGGTCTTGTCCATTGAGAGATCTTGTTACCTTAAATTTATTTGTATTTGCATAATCCACAATATCGCAAACCCATGCACTATACACACTTGCGGTATTTCCATTATTTAAAAAATAAGCAGGCGCTATTTTATCTAAAGCAGGAGTAGAAGTACCACTAGCAACCGAAAAAGCACTACTACCATCTCCGCCAATTTGTTTATACGCCCGATAGTTAGTACCAGTATCACCATTAAAATTCATATACAAATCAAGTGAACTAGCACTACCTGAACTATTCCTTAAAATGCTTCTTATTTGTAAATGTTTATAGGTATTAGATATGTTAGTAAATGAAACAGTTGAAGTACCAGCAGAACCTACTGTAACTGCACCAAGCGCAAACATAGCGCCAGTATCAGTAACTAAACCTTGGCGTGTAGATGAAGCAATAACTCCTAGAATTGGCATTAGGAAATATCTCCTAGCACATACCAAGTATCTGTACCTGTTTTGATACAAGTAGCAGATGAATTTTGCGCACGAAGTTTAGGAGCAGTAGCAGTAGCACCAGTTGAATTAACTGTTGTTGTTCCGCTTGAACTTGCTTGAATAGTTAATTGCCCTGCACCTGTTTGAATAATTGTAATCTGAGTTCCTATTGGAAATCCAACAGAACCATTAGTAGGAATGTTAATTGTTCCTGCGGTTGCTCCGTTGCTTGCTAATAAAATATCGCCTTGATCGCCTAACGCTAGTGTGTAAGCGTTGGTAGTAAATGATGGCGTGAGAAGTGTTTGTGTGTAAATAACACCAGTCAAAGTTTTGTTTGTTAATGTTTGGGCAGTTGTTAAATCAACAGTCACCGAAGTATCAATAGCAATAGTGCCAGTAGAAGTAATTGTTCCGCCTGATAAACCTGTGCCAGCAGTAATGCTTGTTACTGTTCCTGAACCGCCAAAATAAGATAAGCCTGTCCAGTTGGTTGAACCATTACCGATTTTTGCTTTACCTGTATCAGTTTCAAATCCCCACTCGCCAGCAGCAAGAGTTGGATTAGTGGAAGTCCATTGAGAAGCAGTACCTCTGCGGACTTGAATTTGCGTGACGACTGCCATTATGGAGTTCCCCCATTAACTGTTTGTGTTGCGGCATCTGACGGATTTGCGCCACCCATGTATGGTGCTATTCCATCAAACATACCAGCATCGATTTCGGTGAGTGTTGATGATGTTCCTACTGTTGTCCATGCGGAACCAGTATAAACTTGTAATCCTGTTGTAGTATTAAAATATAAATCGCCAGCCCGAAGTGTCGGATAAGAAATATCTGTTGCGCTCGCAGGAACATTAGTCGGCGTTAATGCTAAGCGACTCATGAAATATCTCCTACGACTAACCAGTTATCAGTGGAAGTCTGGATAAGTGTAGCAGTAGAATACTGCGCTCTCGTTTTAGGTGTAGTTGATGTCGCACCAGTTGATCTAATTGTTACGGCTGCTGGACTAGAAGCACCTACTATTGTTACCTGCCCTGCGCCAAATTGAGATACTGTTACCTGAGTTCCTACTGGCAAAGCCTGAGTAGCGTTTGAAGCAATTGTTAAAGTGATTGATGAAGCATTTGTTAGCGTAATCAGTTTTTGAGCATCGCCAGCCACTACGGTATATGTAGTACCTGTCTGTGCGTTGATTACTAAGTTAGGGTCATAAGTTGCAGCAGTAGTTTGAGTTGAACCATCTTGAAATGTAAGAGTTCCATCTACCGATACGGCAAATTTTTGTGTTCCAGTATTGTCGTTGATGCGTAACGCTCTGCCAGTTTGTCCAACAATTCCGTTTATTGTTAATGTATTGGCTGCTGTGGCTTGTGATGTAAAAGCGTTTTCGCTTAATTGTGCACTAAAGCGAGTATCTGTAATATTACCATTTACAACTGTTGTTTGGTTAGCAGCAACAGCAATAGTAGCAAGACTAATAGAGTTGGCTGGTGTAGCAGGAGCAACTGGACTTGCGTTCGGTGTTCCTGTTAATGCTTGAAAAATAACTTGATTGTTTGCAGTTCCGCCATAAAAAGAATCTTGAACTGTTACGACAATTCTATCAATGCGTGGCAAAGTAGGAGAAGCGGTAGCAATAGCAACTGTTGTCGCAGCATCATTGTAAGCGATATAGAAACCTTGATTAGAAGTTTGTGTACCAGCAATTAATGCGTGACCAGCAGCAACGGACACTGTCATAGCAGGAGTGGCTGATTGAGATACCTGCATTGAACCATAATCAGATATACCTTGTGACTTCCACAAAATACCTGTCGTGGTTAAACGATCATTCTCAGCAGGGTGAGAACCATTTTGTAGCCATGATGGTGGGGTTCTTAATGCCATTTATTCTCCTAAATGTAAGCATTCCGCCAACTGACTACACATGAAGTATTTCCATCTGTACCAGTTGCGAGGAAAGTATAGTATGAAGTTCCGGGTGGAGCAGCAAACCAAGTTGATGAGTTGTTTAATAATGCTCGCCTATTAACACCATTAAGCGTTACGGTTCTATAATCGGTGTTAAATTCAAGCACATCATTAGTTCCTATTGCACCATCTATAAGCAGGAAAGCACCATTAGTAACATTGGTTACTTTAGGGTTTATAGCAGGTCCGTTAATTGTTATGGTCGGATAAGTAGTAGTCCAGCCATCATTGGTTATCAAGTTAGCAGAGGTTGAACCTGAACCGTATGACATACCTGTATTGTTAGGGTTTGATGGGTTTGTAGCAGGACTTGTATATACACGATTGTATGTACGACCAGCAACAGTTATCGCATTAGTTAAATCTGTAGTTTTTAATTGATCATCATAATAGCGTGGGTCTGGGCAAAAGAATTCATACATAACTGAAGCCCGACCTGAAGAATAATCTGTATTGATTTGAATTGCTCTACGACGAACACGAGCATTGATTCTTTGTAGGTCATCTCCCGGCAACTGAAATTGCAATAAGCCAGTTCCTTGTTGTTGAGGCACTAACGCTGCTTGAAGCAAGTTAAGATTTTCTTGCATACTGTTATTTGAATCGCCAAACACCATGATAGTAAATGTAAGTGTGCGACCTGATAGAAAATCTCTACCTGTCCACATACCATCTTGATAACCACGATTATCGTCTTGGCTACGAATAACAGGTAAATCTTCTAATCCGTCAAGAGTCATAATTTGGTATGGTGAATTACCGCCACCAAACTCAAAATCATTGAAAGCAAATCTGTAATTAAGCAAACTTACTACTGGCATTATTTAGCCCTCATTCCTGACAATACATTATATTGTACATCTGATGAAGTTCTAATTGCCCAACCCACATCAGTAGCAATCATCTGCGATGAGGCGTTAGTGTTTGCGTTGATATTTATTGTAGTTTGCCCTGATGCTTTTGCCGTTTCTAATTCTCTGCGGAAATAATCAACTGCTTGTGCAGTGTATCTACCACTTGAAGCAGCACCAGCGGCACTCATGCCTTGCGCTAATAAATCTTTGCGAGTCTGTTCGCCTACGGAAATGGCGTTGGCTCCTGATGCAATTTGACTCAATAATGCAGGATTAACAGTACTTAATTTATACTCTAATGTATCGCCTCTTACAGCACCGCCAGTAGGAGTTGGCGTAGCGGTTCCCGGAGCATTTAGATTAGCCAATGATTCTAATGCTGATTTGAGTTGTCCTATCTTTGTAATCAACTCTGCGATTTGACTATCTATTGTTTTGATCTGTTCAGCAGTCTTAGCCTGAATAGCAGTAAGAGCATCTGAGTACTCCTTGAAAGCCTCTGATAGTGCAGAAGTTAATTCAGTTTGAACATCTGCTAGTTGAGCAGTTAATTCTTCTGTCGCTAGTGTCATGCCAGCGTTTAATTTATACGCAACTGAATCTACGCCATGAAGCGTTATCTTCTCTAATGCAAGCCAATATGATTGTAATTGTTTGACCGACTCAGGGCTACCAGCAAGAATAGTGTCCGCTAATGCGCCACCAACTTCAGGACCTTGTGAAACAACTTCTTCAATGAAAGTTTGAGTAAATCCTAATGCTTGTAATTTACCTGCTTTATCAGCGAGTGAAGTTGCTTTGGCTGCTTGTTCGGCGAGTTTATTTGTTATTGCTTCTAATGATCCGCCTTGTAGGTATTTACCTTCAAATGTTAATCCTGAGAATATATCGCCGATACTACGGTAAGTGGCACCTTTGAATATATTGCGTAATTGATCAACCGATTGTTTAACAATTTCAGCACTACGCTTGGCAGCATCTTTTTGTAATTGCAAGACTTTGGTGTTGTAATCTTTTTGAAGTTGCAATTCTTCTTTATGTGCGTCTTCTAATACCTTCTGACGCTCTGACCTTAATTCAGCAACTTTCTTTTCTGCCTCAATAACAGCATCAATCATTTCCTGTTGTAGTGAAGCAATATCTTTTAACGCTGTACCCATGCTGTCTTGTAGGCTTTTAACTAATGCTTCGGCTCGCTTTAATGCGCTTTCAGTTGAAGCGATAAGTGTTTTGTTGCCTGATTTAACAGCATTAGTATAAGAGTTTTGTGCGCTCTTTAATCCTGACATCGCTGACTGATATTGATTAGAAGCAGTTTGATATGCTTTTACGGCTGTATTAGTTTTAGTAACTAATTTATCAATCGGGTTTAATAAACCCTCAGTTATAGCAGCACTGAAATCTTTGCCCACAACACTTGTCCATGAAGTTTTAAGGTCTGTGAAAGTAGATTTGATTTCAGTATTGAAGTCTTTAATTCTTTGTGTAACTTCAACTAATTTTTCTTCTAGTTTACCAAGACCAGCAGTAGGATATGTAACGCCATCGCCAATTGCGTCTAAGTTTAATTTGAGGTCTTTGACTTCTTCGTTAGTTTTCTTTGCATCTGCAATAGTTTTCACCATAGCACCTAGCAATAATGCGCCAGCAGCAGCACCTGCTAATGGATTGATGGCCATTCTTTGTGCAACCGCAGCAGCAAGACCAGCAACTTTCAGCGTGTTGTATGCGGTTACTAAACCTTTAATTGCTGTTATAGCAAGCGTTACTCCTGCTTGTATTTTAGCGAAAGCCCAAATACCAGCGAATGCCAAACCGAAATTAATAATGATTTGTTTGTTCTTCTCAATGAAAGTAAAAAACTTACTGAGTGCAGGTATGAGTTTTGTGTTAATAAAATTAACAACTTTAATAAGAGCAGGTAATAACGCATAACCTATTTGCTCTTTTAACTCACCCATCTTGGCGTTGAATATAGCCATTTTGCCAGCACCAGTTTCGGCAAACGCTTCTGCCATGCCACCAACACGCTGTTCAATAGCAGCAAGTATTTCTTCGTATGATGCGCCTTGTTTGAGAGATACGCCCATAGCAATACCGAGATCACGCAATCCTCTTGCTTGACCAGTACTTGCTCTTGCTAACAAATCAGATGCTTCAGTCAATGAAATTTGTTTGAATCGTGCTAAATCCGCAGCAGTGGACATCGTTTTCATGGCTGTTTTAACATTGCCAGTCGCAGCAGTAAGTTTTGCTAGTGAAGCATAAGTTTCATCATCAGCAAAACCTAATTCAATTAACGATTCGGCTGTTTGTGAAATGAAAGGTGTGGCAGCAGCAAAACTTTGACCAACATTATCAACCGCTGTTTTAAGTTTTAATAAAGCAACTTCTTCTTTCATCGCTTCTCTAACGCCAACAGTTCCCAATACAGCGAAAGATGAAGCGAGCGCCAATACAGCAATTCTAGTTAATTTAGTCGCTGCTTCCATTCTCGCCATGGACCTAGAAGTTTTATCTGCTTCTTTGTCCATGTTTTGCAGTTCTTTATTGACCTTCTTAAAATCTGCAACTGCTTTATCTGCTTTAGCCTTGATCTCAAATACAACAGGTGGCAAGAAAGTATTCATCTTATGCTCCTAAAGTATTTATCTACGATTTGTTTGTGTACTGCGTTTCTGTACATAGCATAAGCAGGTTCCATATAAGGGAATCTAACTCCTGCTTTCCAATTACCGCCACCCAATTCTACTCTGCGACCATAAATAATTGTAGGTCCTACTATTGCAGAATAAGAAGCGAAACCTGACCTGAATTTTTCACCCATGATAGAACGACGCAAATCGCCTGTTCTGTTCATTGGTGGTAATCCTGGAGTTGCTTTTGTGTAACGACCATTCAATTTAGGTCGCTTACCTTGAATTTGCTCTTTCGCTAATTGAATAAGAGCCAACATCATTTCATCTCGGGCTACACGAGTAGCGACATCAATTTTAGCAGTTTTTTTATCCCAAGCCTTTCTTACGAGTCTTAGGTTGTTTGCTATCAATTTGCTTCACTTTCACTTCGTCAACTAGGGTACTGATAGATAATAGCCAATCAACTAAATATGCTGGTTGTTCATCTACTTCGTTCGGCGTCCAACCAAATTTATCAGCAGCGGTATAGTAAAACCATTCCTCATCAGGGTAACTGAATGATTCATGTCTTTCGCCACCTTCAAGTAGCCATTTTAATCGTTGGCGTTGCCGAAAGGGGATTCAGAATCCGCTTCCGTTTCTTCCGTCTTGCTTAATGAAGGAAATAGCATCTTTTGTGCTTTTCCTGCTTCTTCTGCTAACACATCATAATCAGCCATAGTTAGTTCTTCTAACACATTGATTTTGACTGATGGTAGCATCAAATCATAAGACCATTCTTCTACAAGAACAGCAATCAAACCATCAACGATACTGAGTGCTTGCATCAAGCCTTCTTCGGCACTCGCAGCACGCAATACTTTCTTGCGGTCTTTAACTCTTAGCGTTGAAGCATCTTTGAAAATTGCCCAAGCACCTGATGGTAGTTCTACCTTCTTTTTTTCTGCCATGATATTCCTTCCGTAGTTGCCTTCCGTTATTATAGAGGTAAGTGAGGCAGAATGTGGGAAGGCGGCACATTCACTTTAATTCCTCACTTACCGACTTGCGCTAGATGCTACTGATATGTGCCAGAAGCAACAGCATTCTGTAGTGTCCATTTAATTGGGGCATAACCACCGCTTGCGCCAGCATCAGTAGTGTTAGCAATTGCTGAGAAATCAACAGCGATTGAAACATGGTCTGCTGAGCGATCAATAGCAGCAGCAGTGTAAGCACCTTTAGTGATTGTGAAAGCAATAGAGGTTGCTGATGCTCCTGCGCCTTGTGCGAAGGTAAGTGTTAATGCAGGTTGAGTATTAGATAAGAAACGAGTTAATTCAGCATCGTTTTCCATAACGAATGTGAAATTACCTGTTGCGTCTAATGCTCCTACGAAGATTTCGTATGGACCTTGTGTGGTGTCGATACCGAAGATTGCCTCTGATGAACGAGTCA